TCAAAAACATCCGGGAATCTGTAAGTGCGAACGATAGCACCTACGCTCTCGCGGCCTGATAAGCTGAACTGAGAGCCGTCGAAGCGAAGAGCCCGTCAGTGCTCTCGTGGAGGCGTCACCGAACTGACTAGCTCTCTCCACGCGACTCGGGAGAAGGGCGAAAATAAAGGGTCGATAGCGGTACGGAGAGCCAGCCCGACGGGCGAGCCGGATCGCGATACAAAACGCGGGATACACACGTAGAAGCCACCACGGAGCGCTCTCGGACCCGGGTTCGACTCCCGGCGCCTCCAACGAAAGAGCCCCCGGATTCCTAGGCGAATCCGGGGGCTCGCTGCTTCGTGTAACAGCGACTGTAACAGGGTGGGGCGGCTCCGATCGGCCTCGGGCGGGTGCGACAGGAATCACCGGCGCGATGGTCGCGGGCGCGAGCCGCACGCACGAGATCGCGGCGCAGAGCGTCTCCCACCCGAAGTAGGTGTAGCCGTCGATCTGCTCGCCCGCGCTGTTGTGGGTGATGCGCTCGAGCACATCGACCACGGCGCCGTCGGTGCGCGCGATCGTGATCAGGGCTCGCCGGAACGAGTGGAAGTCGCGCCCCTCGCTCGAGAGCCCCGCGACCACAGCGTGACGGTGCACCGCCTTCGCGCCGAGCGACTGTTTCGAGTGCACCTTCCCGTTCTCGCGCGGGCAGACGAAGTCGGCGGGCTGCGCGTGCCGCCGCATGAAGCGAGCCCACCCGTCAGTGCGCCACGCCTCGAGGACGCGCTCGAGCTCGATGTGGATCGGGATGTCGCGCGGCGGTCCACCCTGCGCGCCTCGCCCCTTGAGCGGCTGCCCGTCGTACTGCTTCTCGAGGTGCCAGCGCCAGAGCGGGCGCGCCTTCGTGTCGAGGTCGCGCCAGCGCAGCCCGGCGACCTCGCCGCAACGCGCGCCCGTGAATGCGGAGACCGCGTACGCGACGCGCCGGTCCTCCGGGATGCCCGGGTGCGAGATGAGCATCGCGACCTCGTCGCGCGTCCACGCGCCGACCCGCCGCGATCGGACGTTCTTCGGGAGGATGCCGCGGGGCAGGCCCTTCGCGGGGTTGTCGACGACGAGCTCGTCGAAGCGCGCGCGCGCGAACATCGCGGAGAGCACGCCGTGCGCGTTGATCACGCTCTTGGGTGCGAGCGTGGGCGAGACCTTCCGGATCCACGCAGCGACGTCGCGCGGTCGCACGTCGTCAAGGCGCTTCGATCCGAGGTGCGGCAGGATGTGATCGCGAAGGATCTGCTCCTCGCGATCGACGGTGCGCACGCCCTCCTCGCGACGAAGCGCGATCCACGTCTTCGCGTACGCCGCGACTCCGCTGCCGCCCGTGCGCAGGCCGCGCGCGAACGTCCCATCGGCGACCTCGTGCAGGCGCTGCGAGCGGTGCCGCTTCGCTTCTTCGAGCGTGCGCCCTGCCGCCTCCTGCACGCGCTCGCCGTGCTGGTCGTAGAACGAGTGCCAGATCATCGCGCCGCGCTGATAGAAGCCGGCCGGCAGCGGTTTCGATCGAGGTCGCCCCACGTGCGATCACGCTCCCTTCGACGGGCGCCCTTCACGCATCCAGCGCTCGAGCTCCGCGCGGTTGTACCGCACGCGCCGCGCTCCGACGTAGTGCACGGGCACGCCGAGGCGACTCAGCGAGTCGACGTGCACGCCGAGCAGCTCCGCCGCGCCCTTGCGATCGAACCACTCGGCGGGCGCGCCGTTCGCCGGCTCCCGCGCTTCGAGCGCGCGACGCACGCCCTCGTCGACCGCGGCTGCGATCCGCCGCTCGAGCTCGTCCGCGTCGATGACCACCACACCGCTCATCGGAGACCCCATCGCACGAGTTCGACCACCACGCGCAGCCACACGGCGCGCTGTACGAGCGCGACCTCGATCGCGTCCACATGCCGCCACGAGCTGCCCATCAGGATCGCGCGCACGCGCTCGTCGAGCGCGCGAGCGCGACGTGCGTGCCGCTTCGCGTCGCGAATCGCGCAGCGATCCTCGCGTTCAGCGCTCACGCCGCAACCTCCACGCGCCCGCGCACGTTCGCGCGCACGATCGCCTCCGCAAGCGGCGGGCACACGCTGTTGCCCGCCTTCGCGATCTGCTCGGTCTTCGTCATCGGCAGGCGCAGCACGCCACCGTTGCGCAGCGGGCGATCGACGACGGGATCGATGATGTAGTGGTCGCCGAAGCCCTGGGCGCGGAAGAGCTCGCGCGGCACCAGCATGCGCATCCCGATGTCGACGATCGCGAACGCCTCGCCGTCGATCGAGAGCAGTGGATCGGCGCCCGCCTCGTAGCGCGCGAGCAGCGTGCGCACCGCGGCGATGTGCTGCCCGCCCGCGGTGATCGTCGGCATCGGCTCGCGCACGTCCGCGCCCGCGGCGGTGCCGTAGAACTTCTCGAGGTGCGCGACCGAGAGGGAGTGGTGGTCCTGCGTCGTCACGGTCCCGAGCGCGCGCCCGAGCTCATGCCCGACGACGCCCCCGTAGTGCTTCGTCACGAACGCCGCGACGAGCGCGTGCTTCGCGGCGCCCGCGACGACGGTGCCGAGCGGCTTATCGAGCCCGGGCACGCGCGGCGCCTGCCCGTCGCGCTCGCCGTACCCGGTCTGCACGAGCGTCGGCGCGATGAGCGCGAGCTCGCCGCGGTTCGCCGCGGTCACCGTGCGCACCGGCTCGTCGATCGAATGCACGCGCGCGTCGCGCGGATGCGTGACGGGCACGATGAACGGGCGCGCCGCGTCGATCACATACCGACGCACGCCCGCCGCGATCCGTCGCAGCGTCGCGTCGGCGAGCGGGCGCGCGCGCTCGAAGATCGACGGGCACGGAATCGACCAGTCGATCACCTCGGCGGCGGTGCGCCACGCGCGCGGCCCGCGCCCCGAGCGCGCGTGGGTCGGCTCGGGCCACGTGATCGGCTGACCGTCGCGACGCGCGACCAGGAAGAGCCGCTTGCGCGTCGTCGGCGCGCCGTAGTCGGCGGCGACGAGGATGCGGTGCTCGACGCGGTACCCGTAGCGCTCGAGCTTGCGCACGAACGCGCGGAAGGTCTGCCCGGCGCGCGCCTTGTCGGGCCGATCGTCGGGCCCAAGCGGGCCCCAGTCCGCGAACTCTTCGACGTTCTCCAGCGCGATCACGCGCGGCGCGACATCGCGCGCCCAGCGCACGACCACCCACGCGAGCCCGCGGATCTTCTTCTTCCGCGGCTTGCCGCCCTTCGACTTCGAGAAGTGCGTGCAGTCCGGCGACGCCCACAGCAGGCCGACCGGGCGCCCGCCGACGACCTCGCGCGGCGTGACGCGGAAGACGCTCTCGCAGTAGTGCACCGTCGTCGGGTGATTCGCCGCGTGCATCGCGATCGCGGCGGGGTCGTGGTTCACCGCGATGTCCGGGTGCCGCCCGAGCGCGCGCGCGATCCCCTCGCTCGCGCCGCCGCCGCCCGCGAAGAGATCGACGACGAGCTCGCGCTCGACCCACGCGCCAAGCCGGAGCTGCGACGTGTGACCGCGCGGGCTCACGGCTGCACCCGCCGGAACGTGATCGCCCACACCCACGGGTTGCTCGCCCACGAGGCGCGCTCGCCGTTGAGTTCGTCCCAGAGCATCGAGAACTTGTCGCGCGCATCGACGACGATCGGCCCGTCTTCGAGCGACACGGTCGTGGGCTCGACGGCCTCCGCGCGCGCGTCGTCCTGGGTGATCGCCTGCAGGCGCTCGACGCGGATCTCGGTGACCTCGAGCACGATGCGCGCGTCGGCGCGCTTCATGTGGATCGACGGCTTCCACACCTTCGCGTCGTCGCTCGGGACGAGCACATTCGGCGGCCAGCGGCCGGTGCCGAGGTCGGCGCGGTAGACGACACGGCGTCCGTTGCCGGTCGCGATCGACCACGTCTCACGCACCCACAGCCGATCGCCGGGCTCGCCGTAGGGGCACGTGATCCACTCGTCGTGCTGCGGCGAGAACGGCCACATGGGCGATCGGGCGTCGGCCTCGAAGCGTTCGTCGACGCAGTCGGCGCCGCGCAGCTTCACCAGACGCCGTGTCTGCATCTTCGTGCCCGCGAGCAGCGCGCGGACAAGGGGGCCGGAGAAGAGGATCGGTCGCTCACGCATCGCGCCCCTCCCCGTCGATCACGACCACGTCGCCCGCGCTCGGCTCGTCGTCGTCGATCGACGGCACCCGGTCCGGGCAGTCGAACGAGCAGAAGCCCGAGTCGGTCTCGTGCGTCGGGCAGCGCGTTTCGGCCGCGTCCGCTTCGGCGCGCAGCGGGCACGTCGCGGGGGGCGCGTCCGCGCGCCCGCGCACCTCGGTGCAGGACGCGCGCCGCGCGAGCTCGCAGTCGCCGCACGTCGCCGGCGTCGTGGCCCTGCGTTCGCGGGCGGCCTGGAGCAGAGCGACTGCGTCGCCGAACGAGATGTCCGGATCGGACTCCACGCGCGCGATCGCTTCCACGACCCGCGTAAGCCGTGCGCGGAGGTCGGCGATCGTGGCGAGCGTGCAGGCGTGCTCCGGCCCTCTGTGCGTGTGCCAGTGGGGCTCGTCCGCGAGGGCGTCGTGCACCGCGCCTGCGCGCCGCAGCGCCTCGTCGCGCTCACGCTCGGTGATCGTGATCGCGTGCTCGAGCGCCTGCGCATCGGGCCCACCGAGCTCACCGCGACGGCGTGCGTGTTCGCGCACGTTCAAGCGCAGCGGTGACGGGCGCAGCGCGTCGCGCTCCCGCTCCGCACGGTCGCGCTCGTCGATGGCGCGCTGCCGTCCGCGCTCGGCGTTCTTCACGAGCTGCCGCTCGAGATCGACGGCACGCTCGAGCTCCGCGACGCGAGCCTCCGCGCGCTCCGCGCGCGCGAGCATCTGATCGGGCAGGGTCGTCGCGTCGGCGCGCCGCCCGATCGAACCCATGAACGCGTCGAGTGCTCGCGCGCACTCGCCGCAGAGGTCGTAGTTCTTGTTCACGGCGCCGACGCCGCCGCCGAGTCCGACGCCCCAGCGCTCCGCGCCGCGGATGTGCAGGCCCTCGCCGGGGACCTCCGCGTACTTCGTGAAGACGAGCCCGCAGCGATCGCACGCGTACTCGTCGCGACGGTCGATCGACGTCATCGCGGCAGCTCCTCGCAGAGCACGACGCGGCACGCGCGCGCGATCTCGTCCTCGTCGTCGCGCACGTCCTCTTCGATGTACCGGCGCGCGCTCTCGTCGCGCGCGGCCATCTCGATCGCGTGCCGCTTCGCGTCGTCGGGCTCGAAGCCCTCGAACGTCCGCTCGTCGACGTACGTCGCGCCCGACCGCAGCGGGACGGACACCTTCACGCGGTATCGCTTCATCGCGGCCCCTGTCGCTCGACGGCGCGCAGCTCGGGGGCCACCGCGGCGAGCTGATTGTTCTTCGCCGTGAGGCGCTGCTCGACCGCGCGCTGCAGGTCGATCTGTCCGTCGGGACACGTGGTCGCCATGCGCAGCGCGCAGATCACGAAATCGGCGATGTACTTCTCGACGTCCGCCCGCTTCGCCGGGTCGGCCCAGTCGAAACCGCCGTGCTCGGCTTCATCGATGATCGCCGCGAGCTTCCCGCCCGCCTTGTGCACGTGCAGCAGTGCATGCGCGAAGTCCTTGTGCGTCATCGGCGACGACCTGAAGTCGCGGTGGTAGTGCGCGGTCCAGGGCAGCGCGGACTGCAGCTCTCGAATGGTCCTGTCGTTCATGCGCGTGTCCCTCCGCGCGACGATCGAGCTGTGGTCGGAGCGGGGGCTCCGCCGATCGATCGCCGCGCGCAGAGGCCGAGCACCATCGCTCGGCGTGCGCCTTGACCCGCCGCCTCTCACCGTCGGCGCGGGCGAAGTCCTCAGCCGGCCGGCGGCTCTTCGTGCGCGGGCACCTCGCCGGCGCTCGAGTCGGGAGCGGACGCGCGGCGACGCACGACCTCACCGGCCCACGGGCGCAGCCTCTCGAGGTCGCGCGCGGTCCACTCCTTCACCGGCCGACCGACGTGGCGCTCGTAGTCCTCGCGCGCGATGCCGCAGTCGACCACGAGCCACTTCGCGGCCTTCAGGTTGCGATCGACGTCGACCTCGTCGCCGCCCTTCGCGCTCGCGCGCTCGCCCGTCTCCTCCTGCATGTCCTTCGTCGCGATGCCGAGGAGCGAGAGCGCCGTGTAGCGCTGCAGCAGCGTGATGGTCGACGCGACGGCCTGCGCGGGGCTCTTGCTCCCGCTGGTGTCCGACGGCGCCTCGAGGGAGCACTCTTCGGCGTGCCCCTCGGCGTGCGTCAGGCGGCACGTCACGCGCACGACGTTCTTCTCGCCGGTCGTCGGAACCCACGCGAGCGAGAACCCGTGCTGCGTGAGCGGACCGGTGATCGCGTCCATCACGCCAGCGAGCGAGGCGTGCGTGTAGTGCGTGCGCTTGCCCGCGTTGTTCGTGAAGTCGACGACCGAGTCCTTCTCGATCACGGTCGGCAAGTCGCGCTTCAGCGCGGTGAGCGCGCGCGTGTACGCCTTGCGGGCCTCGCCCGCCTCCCACTCGCGCTGCATCGCGAGGAGCTCGCGTAGCGTCGTCACGTCGCCCAGCGCGGTGCCGTGTGCCATCGCCGCAGCGACGAGCGGGTGCGCGCGGGCGGGCGCGCTCGTCGGCGCGGTCATGATCGTCGTTCCGTGGGTGTCGCTCACCAGTCGTCTCCGGTCTGCTCGGGCTCGCCCGAGGGGGTCCATGCAGGAAGGGGCAGGTCGACGACGCCGGGCGCGAGCCCGGGCCACCAGTCGGCCGCACGGCACTCCGCGTAGCGGCGCAGGAGCGAGCGGTAGAGCGCGCGGCCGCGCTCGAGGTCGGCGACCTGGATGCGCGCGGGGATCACGTCGAACGGCTCGACCGTCTGGATCGCGACGACGAAGACCTGCGACGAGAGCGGGTGCAGTCGGCGCGCAGCGACGGCGCCGTCGAGGTAGAACGCGAGCTGCCCGTGGTAGAGGCGCGCCGCGACTTCGCGCGCGAGCTGATCGAGGGTCTCGGCGCGCGTGCTCTTCAGATCGACGACGTACGCGGGCGCGACGTAGTCGAGTCGCCCTTTGCACGCGATGCCGGTCGCCTCGTCGTGCCACGTGAGCACCTCTTCGCCGTGCCCTCCGCGGAGCAGATCGCGAACGGCCGGATGCGCGAGCGCAGCCTCGGCGCAGCGCGACACGAGCGCGTGCTCGTCGGCGTCGATGATCACCGCGTCGGCATCGATCGACGCGCGCCACGCGGCCCGGGCTTCCTTCGCTGCCTTCGTGCGGCCGTCTCCGAAGTCGGGCTCGACGATGAAGCGGGTCGCCCAGAGCTCGGGCTCGAGCACGGCGCAGTGGATGAGCGTCCCGATGCGGAGCGCGCGCGTGTCCTCGCGCGGGTGATCGCGGCGCCACTCGAGCAGCTTCGCGGAGGTCGCGAGGTGCACGAGCGTCGACCAGTTCACCGCGTCGATCGATGCGTAGTCGACCGCGCTCACGGTCGGCCTCGGTCGAGAAGTTCGTCGTCGGCCTCGATCGCCGCGCTCGCGTCGAGCACGGGCGGGGCGGGTTCGAGCTCCGCGCACCACGCCGGGACCGGCTTGCCGGCGTCGATGAAGAGCTGCCGCGCTCGCGCGCGGTCTTCGCGCTCGCGCGCCTCACGCTCGTTGGCTTCGGCCACCTGCGCGATGTCCCAGGCGGCGTGCTCGGGCGAACCGGGGGCTGCCCATTGGCGCCGGAGGTCGACCTTCGGACCGTTCATCACGCCGCCTTCCTGCGCGCCTGGTCGCGCGCCTCGAGAGCCCTCGTCTGCGCCGAGCGCGCGAGCTCCATCGCCCTCGCCGCGTCGTCGCGCTTCCCGTCGATCCACCCCTTGGGCGCGAGCGGGTATCCGCCGCCCGCGGCGTACGCGAGCTCGTCGTCGATCTCGCGGCGCGCGCGCTGCGCGTCCGCGAAGCACTCGGCCGCGAGCGCCTCGAGCTGCTCGGCGCGACGCGCCGGGTCGACGCTCTGCGCCGCGCGCATCGCCGAACACGACGAGCAGTACATGAGATCGAGCGCGCGTCCGAAGACCGAGTGCCCGCACACGAGCACGACCCACGTCGAGCCCGTAGAGCGGAACGCCTCGGGCGCGCACGAGGGGCAGCCCTCGCACCGCTCGGGATCGCGGAACGGACCGCGATCGACGGTGCCGCCCGTGCAGGTGCCGGCGAGCATCACGCCGCCTCGGCTTTCGTCTGCGGCGCTCGCGAGCGCATCGCGAGGAACGACGCTCCGCAGATGACGCTGCAGACCACAGCAGCCGCGTCGAGACGCGTCTCGACCTCCGCCGCGTGCCCCTCGTAGACGCGCGTCACGACCTCGCGACGCATGGCGATCTCGATCTGCACCGCGCCGAGCTCGGCGCCGCAGTCCGTACACTTGCGCGGCGGCGTCACGCGGCCCTCGGCGGTGAGAGCGCGTCGAGCGCGTCGACGTAGCGGTCGCGCCGGTCGCGCAGCTTCTTCTCGGCGATCGCCTCGGCGGCGGCGAGCGTGTCTCCGCTGCCCGTTGCGAGCGGCATCATCGACGGGTCGCGCGTGTCGGTGACCGACACGCACCATCCGGCCGGCACGCGCCACGCGCAGATGAGCAGCTGCGCGACGATGCCGGACCAGTGCGTCTCGTGCATCGCGACGCAGACGACGCCGAGCACGACGATCGACGTCGCGTGCGACGGGCGCTCCGGTCGCGTGGGGTCGAGCCAGGTCATCGCAGCGCTCCGATCGCGCGATGCGCGCGCGCCGCGCGACGTGCGCGGAACGCGGCGGCCAGAAGAGAGACCGCGATGTCGAAGTCGCCGGCTCGGATGCATGTGCGAGCCGCAGCGGCGTACCCGCGCGCGCGGCGCGCCTCGACGCGCGCGTGCTCGACGTTCGTGCGGCGGAGCTCCGCGCGCGATGCCAGCGCGATCACGCCGCGACCCCCGGTCGCACGGTCGCGCTCTCGGTGCGCGGCCGGTGGTCGTGCTCGGCGCCGAGATCGACGAGGCCCTCGGCCCGCGCGATCTCGGCGTACGTCGCGAGCGTCGGCACGCGCGGCGGCGCGGGCAGGCGCACCGCGCGGCGCGCGCTCCCGAGGAGGAGCGCGATGCACGCGCGCTTCGCGGGGCACGAGGCGATCGCGAGCCGCGCCTCGAGGTCGCGCACGAGCTCGGCGTGCGGGCCGACGGGCGGGAGCGCGGCCGAGCGATCGCGCGCGGTGAAGTACGCGCCGTGGTCGGTGGTGCGGTGCATCACTCGGCCTCGGCGACGTTCGTCGGCGGCTGGGGCTCGATCGTCGCGGACGGCTCGAGCGACGCGGCGCGCGCGTCGGCGAGCTCGCGCTCGGCCTTGTCGAGGTCCTCGACGGACATCAGCAGGTCCGCGAGCACGGTGCGCGTGTCGGCGACCTTCACCACGCGCGCCGCGCGGTAGGTGCGAGCAGCGGCGACGACCTCGTCGCGACGACGCTCGACGCGCTTCTCCGCGTCGCGCACGGCGGGGCTCTTCGATGCGCGCGCCATCACGCCGCCTCGATCACGCCCGCCGCAGCGAGCAGGGCCGACGTCTCGTGCGCCGAGAGGTGCGCGACCACCTCGCCGCGCTCGTCGCGCACGATGTTCTTGTAGAGCGTCGGCGACTTCTCGCGCGCACTCCACCCGATCGTCGCGAGCGCCTCGTGCGTCGACACGTCGCCGACGGGCAGCGCGTCGATCGCGGTGCGGTCTGCAACGACGACGCGCAGCGCGCGCAGCACCGGACGCAGCGCCTCGGGCAGGTCCGGGTGGTTCTCCGCCGCGTGCAGGTGTCCGGGCAGCGAGAGCTGCTCGCGCAGCTGCTTCTGGCGAACCGGGAACGAGCGACCTCGCGATGGCGAGGGAGCGGGAGCGGCGGGCGTCGGGAGCATCGTCGGTCCTCCGTGTTGAGTACGGAGCACCGTAGTACGGTCGACCGTAGCCGTCGAGCAAAATTCGTCATCGCCATTCCACGATCGACCGTAATCGGGCGACGCGAATGGGGTTTTCTGGCGATCTGGAACGACGAAGCCCCCGGCGCCTCGAGGGGCTACCGGGGGCTTCGCGGGGCTACCTGCTGCGTGTGTGCGTCAGCCTCGTTCGGCGTTCTGGCGGACGACGGCGAGCAAGCTGCGGTAGTCGCCGACGGTCGGGGGCTGCGTCCACGGGAACAGGCGGAGCGCCCAGCGCTCAGGGTCCGTCGTCGACTGCCCTTCCGGCGTCGCGAGGAACTCGCGCCACGACGGCCACTGCGGCTCCTGATCGTCCGCCATCGGGCCGACGAGCTCGGCAAACGTCATCCCCACCGCCTCACCCAACTTCGTCAGGTTGATGCCGAGGGGGAAGCTCTGGCCCTCGAGCCAGAACTGCGCGGTCTGCCAACGCACGCCCATCTTCTTCGCGAGCCAACGCGCTGCCTCTCGCTCCGGGACATTGAAGTCCTCGACGATCCGTCGACGTAGCGCGGCCGCGAATTTCTTTCGCGCCCGCGGAACGTCGCCCTCGTCGGGGGAGGGGGGCTGCGACTGACGGTCGCTCGGCGTGGTCATCGTCGCGATGCTGATCGTCATTACGCCGCACCGCAATCTGCTGTGATTACGGTCCTCCGTACGAATATCGTTGCGTTGCAGTACGGTCGAGCGTAGTTAGAGCACCGTATGAACGCCCTCGCGGAGTGGCTCGAAAAGCGCGGTGGTGCGGCTGCGAAACGCGAGCTGCAGCGGCGCATCGAGGAGAAGACCGGGCGCCCGATCCGCTGGGCGACGATCCACGACATCGCACGCGGTGCGGTCGTCCCCACGCCCGACACCGCGAAGCGCATCGAGGCCGCCACCGACGGCGAGGTCACCGCGGCGCAGTTGCTCGGGATCTCCGGCGACGAATCGTCCACGCCAGCCGGTGCTGACCAGCCTCGCGGGGAAGTCAACACCGTCGAGCCCGCAGCCTGATCGATGGTGCCCTCGTCGCAGAGCGGCGGCGCGTCGATCGACGAGCGCAGCGCGCGCCCGCTGGGCGCCACGCATGTGCGCGCGATCGCGCCGCGCGAAGTCGCCGGTTGCGGTGAGGTGGAATGCCCGCGCGGCGAGGACTGCGCGGGCTGCGGCGTCGAGCGCTGCAACGCCTGCGGCGCGGCCCAGTGCCGACACGCGATCGCGAACGGGCGCTGCCCTCGCTGCGGTCGCCTGCATCGCGGCGCGGTGATCGCGCGCGTGCCGCTGAAGCGCGTCTCTCGCTGATGGAGGTCTGCGTGGTCGGTCTGCTGTCGGGGCTCTTCTGGCCATCTCCTGTCGGCGTCGAGCGCGCGCTCGTCGACGTCGCGCGCGAGATGCGCTGCGTGCGAGGTGCAGCGTGATCGGGCAGGACGCGATCGAGCGCGCCTGCGCGTCGGTGCGCGCGCGGTGGGATCACCCTCCGCTCGACGCGCGAGACGTCGCGGAGCGCGTCGCCGCACGCCTCGGTGACGCCGGCCTTGAGATGCTCGTGCTCCCGCATCGCTGCGCGTGCCGGATCTTCTTGCGCGCCTCCGAGAGCGCGAAGTGGGTGTCGCGCTACGTGCACGCGCTCGGCGACGTGGACGGCGTCCTCGACCACCTCCTCGCGCGCATCGCGCCGATCGGCGGTGCGACGTGACGGACCTGTTCGGCACGAACGAGACCGCGTGGCGCTGCATCCTCATGGACCCGCCCTGGGCGGAGCGCGGCGGCGGCAAGATCAAGCGCGGCGCCGATCGGCACTACCAGCTCGCCGACACGCCGTCGATCCTCCGCGCGATCCGCGGCTCGGGTGTCTTCACGCCCGCGGCGAACGCGCATCTCTGGTGCTGGTACACCGACAACTTCATCGAGGACGCGCTCGGGCTCGTGCGCGATCTCGGCTTCCGCCCGGTGCGCACGTTCATCTGGGCGAAGACGGACGCGGAGGTCGACGAAGACGAGCTCTCGCCCGACGAGCTCGACGCGCACCTGCGCATCGGGATCGGGCAGTACGGGCGCGGCTGCCACGAGGGGATGATCTTCGCGGTGCGCGGCTCCGGGCAGTCGCCCGAGGTGTGGACCGGCCGGCGCGACGTCCGCTCTCTCTTCCACGCGCCGCACCCGCGCGACGAGCACGGCAAGCGCATCCACTCGCGCAAGCCGCCGCGCTCCTACGAGCTCATGGAGAGCGTGTCGAAGGGCCCGCGCATCGAGTTCTTCGCGCGCGTGCCGCGCGTAGCGATCGACGGCGAGCGCTGGGCCGTGTGGGGTAACCAGGCGCCGGCGGAGGGCACGTGACGGCCTCGAGGCGCGTGATCGCCGCGCGCGAGGAGCGGCGGCGCGAGGCCGAGGAGCTGAGCCCCTTCTCGCAGCGCCTCGACGAGCTCCTGCGCGACGTCGAGCGCCGCGTGACGCGCCTTCGTGCGCACGGCGAGACCGCGCAGCGAGCAGCCGGCGTGGTTGCTCGCGCTCTGATCGCCGAGAGCGCGGAGGACGCGGCGTGACCTGGTTCAAGGTCGACGACGGCTTCACCGATCATCCGAAGGTCGACGCGCTCCTCGAGGGGAAGCACGCCGAGGTGGCGCTCGCGCTCTGGACGCTGGCAGGGTGCTGGTGCGCGAAGCAGCTCACCGACGGCTTCGTGCCCGCGGGGCGCATCCGGCGCTTCGGGCTGAAGAGCCCCGACGCGGCCGCGGCCGAGCTCGTGCGCGTCGGCCTGTGGGTCGTGGTGCCCGAGGGGTTCCAGTTCCACCAGTGGACCGAGCACCAGCCGAGCCGCGAGGACGTGCTCGCAGAGCGCGACCGGAAGGCGCGCAACAAGCGCGACTCGCGTGCGCGCAAGCGTGGTGACCAACCGAGCGCGTCCACCGGAGAGTCACCGGGGGCGTCACCGGTGACCAAGCCGCCTGTCACCGACGACAAACCGGTGAGTCACCACGTCCCGACCCGTCCCGACCCGTCCCGACCCGACCATGATCTCGATCGCGACGTGGTTGGTGATCCGGTCGAGCCCGAGCGCGGCCCGACCCCGGCCGGCATCGTCGAGGCCGCCTACGCGTCGGCGGTCGGCGAGGCGCACGGGCGCTACGTCGCGAATCCGAGCCGCGATGTGCGGTTCTGGCGCTCGGCGATCGTCGGGGTGCAGGCGCTCTCGAAGTCCGGCGAGCCCCTGCGCGATGCCGCGATCCGTCTCGCTCGCGAGTACGTCGCGGAGCGCAACACTCGCTCGCCCGAGTACTTCGCGGAGTGGCTCCAGAAGCGAGCCGCGACCGCACCCGGCTCGGTGACGCCGATCGGCCCGCGGCCGCCGAGCGCGCCCGAGAAGTTCCGGACGATGGACGACGCAGAGGCTGCGCGACGCATGGGGGTGACCGGTGGGTGAACCGGAGCGCATCGACTGGCACGCGGTGCTCGCGAACGCACCCGCGCACGACGACGACCTCGCAGCTCGCGCTCGTCGTGAGCAGGCGCAGGCCGCGGCGCGTGAGCGCGTCGAGGACCTGGCCGCACGCGAGCGCCGTCTCGACGAGGCCTCGGAGACCAGCGTCCCGCTCACCGACGGGATGCGGCACCGCGTGATCCACGGCGCGCTCGACGACGTCGCCGCGTTGAAGTGGGTCCGCATGTGGCTCGCCAAGCGCGGCGCTCGTTCGCTCGTCGTGCTGTGCGGGACCACCGGCGTGGGGAAGACCGTCGCCGCATCCGACGCGATCGCGAGCACCGAGGGCTCGCGGTACGTGAAGGCCAAGCGTCTCGTCGGCCTCGCGAGCGCGCAGTTCGGTGAGGAGCGGAAGTACTTCGTCGAGCTCTGCCGCGCGCCGCTCCTCGTGATCGACGAGATCGGTCTCGAGAAGACCGAGGCAGGCGCGCGCGAGGCGCTCTGCGAGACGATCGACGAACGCCAGGGCCGACGCACCCTCGTGATCGGCAACCTCGCCGAGGACGAGGTCCGGGCCCGCCTCGACGTCCGCACGCTGAGCCGCATCGACGAGATCGGCGCCTTCATCGACGTGAAGGGCGAGGACCTCCGCGCACGCTCGAGGCAGCGCTCGTGATCGTCGTGCTGCGACGCGTCGGTGCATCCGACGTCCGCGTGATCCTCCCGGCTGCGCCCGTCGCAGGCGACGTGCTCGAGATGCTCGGCGGCACGTGGCGCGTGACCGGCCGGAGGTTCGCCGCCCCGATGGACGGCGAGGCCGATCTCGTCGTGCGCGTCGAGCCTGTGCAGGCCCCCCCTGTCCAACAGTCCTAGGGGGCTGAACACCCAAGGGAGCCGAGGAAAAAAACCGGAGAGCGGCGCGAGCGGGGGCGGTGGACACCTGATGACCGAGCGGAAGACCAAGGGAAATCGGCCCGGAAACGAGGGGCAGCAGCCGCCGGTGGACAGCCCGGCCGGCGACGGCTCCGTCGTGTCCACCGGTGGACACCCGGTGGACGCCTCGGCCGGGCCGGTGAACACCCCGAAGAGCGAGGGTCAGCGGCTGCTGCTCGCCGTGCCGGGCTCTCTGTCCGACGTCGCCGCGGCGACGGGCGCGGTGCGATCGGCGGTGTCGCAGTGGCGCCGCGGCGAGAAGCGTCCAAGCCCCGACGCGCGGAGGAAGCTCCAAGAGCTCTACGGGATCGATCCCGCCGCGTGGGAGCGAGCACCCGGGGCGATCGCGATCGAGGCGCACGTGCCGTCCCGAGCGGCGTCGCTCGTCGATGCGCGCGACGCGCGAGCCGACAGGGACGATCCCGAGCTCGCGGCCGTCGAGGCTGAGCTCGAGTTCCTCTACGCGCTCCGCACCCGGACGAACGTGCCGAGCGAGCAGGTGCGCGTGTCCGCGGAGATCGGGAAGAACCTCGATCGCCGCGCCGACCTCAAGAAGGCCGCCGCCGCCGCCGAGCGCGAGATGGTGCTGCGGTCGAAGCAGTGGCACCGCGTGCGCTCGATCATCGCGCGCGTGCTGAGCGACAGCCCCGAGAAGATGCGGCAGCTCGCCGACGAGCTCGGGGAGCTCGACGAGGCCGGGTGACGACGTCCATCGCGCGCGAGGTCCGGCGCCGAAGCGGCGAGGACCCGCTCGAGCGGGTCACGCTCGCGTCGGACCTGCGCGCCGCGCTGCTCGAGCAGCTCGAGCGCGATCACCAGATCCGGTTCCCGTCGCCGAAGTACCAGCGCGATCCGGTCGGCTTCTTCCGCGAGATCCTCGGCGTCGATCCGTGGTCGCGTCAGGTCGACGTGCTGAACGCGGTGCGCGACTACGACCGCGTCGCGGTGAAGAGCGGCCGTCGCGTCTCGAAGTCGCACACCGTCGGCGGCATCGCGCTCTGGTGGTACTGCTCGTGGCCGGACGCGCGCGCGATCATGTCGTCGACGACGGCGCGTCAGGTCGACCAGATCCTCTGGCGCGAGCTGTCGATGATGCGCGCTCGCGCGGGCCGCTGCGTCGACTGCAAGGCGGAAGACCCGAACGGCTTCCGGATCCCCGCGCCGTGCCCGCACTCGGCGAAGATCGGCGGCGACATCGGGATGCTTGCGCGCACCGGTCTGAAGAGCGACGACTTCCGCGAGATCGTCGGCTTCACGGCGCGCGAGGCCGAGGCAGTGCAGGGCATCGCGGGCTCTCGGCTGCTCTTCTGTCTCGACGAGGCCAGCGGTATCCCGCAAGCGATCTACGACGCGATCGAGGGCAACCGCGCGGGCGGCGGCAAGGTGCTGCTCACGGGCAACCCGACGAAGAATAGCGGCGAGTTCTTCGACGCGTTCAACAAGAAGAAGCTCGACCCGACGAACCCGAAGTCGACGGGATACTTCACGATCACGATCTCGAGCGAGGAGTCGCCGAACGTCGTCGCCGGGCGTGAGGTGATCCCCGGGCTGGCGACGCGCGAGTACATCCGCGAGCGCGAGGTCGAGTGGGGCCGCGAGTCGGCGCTCTTCCTGATCCACGTGAAGGGCGAGCACGCGATCGCGGAGGAAGGAAAGATCTTCTCCGTCCACGCGATCGCCGAAGCCGAGGCGCGATGGCGCGCGGTCTGCGAGGCCTGCGAGGGGACCGGGAAAGCGGGTCGCGTCGCGTGCGAGGAGTGCGGCGGCGGAGGCCAGAAGCCCGTCGCCGGTCGGCTGCAGATCGGGCTCGACGTCGCCGGCCCGTCTGGCGAGGGCGACGAGACGGTCTTCGCTCCGCGCCGCGGCGCGAAGCTGCTCGAACTGCGGCCGATGCGCGGGCTCGACGATGACGGGCATCTCGCCGCGCTGCTCGCGGTGATCTCGGACCACGGCATCCGCCGCGAGACGCCGGTCGTCGTGATCGATCGCGAGGGGCCGATCGGGTCGAGCGTGTTCGGGACGCTGCGCGCGTACGCAGAGCGGAACCCTCACGCTTTCGAGCTGATCGCGGTGCGCGCTTCCGATCGCGCGCATCGTCAGCCTGACGTCTACGATCGCATGCGCGACGAGCTCGCGGCGAACCTTCTCGCGTGGTTCAAGGAGGGCGGCGCGATCGTGGAGGACACGAAGCTCGCCGCCGAGCTCAACGCGCACTCGTGGGTTCACCACGCGAGCGGCCGCCTCAAGGTCACGCACAAGGACGAGATCAAGAAGATGCTCGGGCGCTCGCCGGATCGATTCGACGCGCTCGCGCTCTCGGTTTGGGAAGCGCGATCGTTGAAGGACGACATCCCGCCGCCGCCGCCGCCGCAGGAGCCCGCGTCGACGCGGCGTTCGGGCATGGACCCGTACGCCGCGCGTTCGGCCTGGAAGCGATGACAGAGGGTCGTCGCGCGCTGCTCGCGATCCTGCAACGCACGCGCGGGATCTACATCGCTGCGCGGTGCTGCGTGTGGCCATCGACCGTGTCTAGATGGGCGTCTGGCGCGACGTTGCCGTCCACCGCCGCGCGCGCCCTGCTCGAGCAGAACTACGGGATTCCCGCGGATTCCTGGGCTCGTGAGGTGTCCACTGGTCTCGGTGTCCACCGATCCCGAGTTTGCGCGCGCGCGCGTTGATGCACCCGCATCTTCGCGCTCGTGGGACTGCGCGATCGCATCGCGGCACTGCTCGGGGTCTCGGCGTACGCGCCGCCGCCCGCGAACACGCCGTCGCTCGACTCGCGCGAGGTGAAGCGCGCTCGCGAGGTGCACGGCGGCCAGCTCGCGCCGATGCCCGCGAGCCAGACGCGTTGGTACCTCGACGACCTCGAGGCTGCGGTACATGCGGCCGACTCGGGGTGGCTCGGACAGGCAGCGCGCCTCATGCGCGACGCGCGCAGCGACGGCAAGTTCGCTGGCGTCCTCTCGACGCGCACCGGTGGCCTTGTGCGTCTGCCGAAGCGGTTCCGTGGCGACGCGGAGATGATCGCGGCGCTCGAGGTCGGGCACGAGCACGCGCGCAGCGTCTTCGACGAGATGTTCCCTGCGACCGAGCTCGCGCTGCTCGCCGCCGACGGCGTGCTGCTCGGTGTCGGCGTCGCCGAGCTCTGCGAGGTCCAGGGCCGCGACTACCCCGTCATGGTGCGGCGCGATCCCGAGTTCCTCGTCTACCGGTGGAACGAGGCGCGCTGGTACTTCCGCTCCATCATCGGGCTGATCCCGATCACGCCGGGCGACGGGCGGTGGATTCTGCACACCCCGGGCGGGCGCGAGGCCCCGTGGCAGAACGGGCTGTGGCGCGCGATCGGGAACGCGTACATCCGGAAGAGCCACGCGCGCGAGCACAAGGCGAATTGGGAGGCGAAGCTCGCCAACCCCGCGCGCGTCGCGACCGCGCCCGCCGGCGCGACGGATTCGCAACTCGACGAGTGGGTGCAGCAGGTCATGGCCTGGGGCATCAACACCGTGTTCGGGATGCGTCCCGGCTACGACGCGAAGCTCCTCGAGAGCAACGGTCGCGGCCACGAGTCGTTCGACAAGACGATCGACGACGCCGACGAGGAAATGACGGTCGCGATCGCCGGCCAGACGGTCACGACCGACGGTGGCGCGGGCTTCCAGAACAGCGACATCCACAAGTCGATCCGCGCGGACCTGATCAAGGAAACGTCCGACGGGCTCGCGTACACGATCAACACGCAGGGCATCCCGCCGTTCGTGCATGCGCGATGGGGCGAGGACGCGCTCGACCGCAGCCCCGTCGTCGAGTGGGACGTGACGCCCGCAAAGGACCGCAACTCGGAGGCGACCGCGCTCGTCTCCGTCGCGAACGCGATGAAAGGCCTCGACGAGGCGCTCGCGAAGCACGGCAAGAAGATCGACGTCGAGGCGATGTGCACGCAGTTCGGTCTGCGCACCACCGCCGCGACCGCTGACGAGATCGCGGCCGCGCTCGCCAACGCGTCGAAGCCGAAGCTCGAGCTCGTGCGGGGTGGCGCGTGATCGAACGCCGCTACGAACCGCACGGGCCGCTCGCGCTCGAGCCGAGCGCGTTCGGCATGCTGATGATGCTCGGGCGCGAGCCCGTAACCGCAGAGCGACGCGACGAAGTGTCGATCGTGCCGATCCGCGGCCCGCTCATGCACCACCGCGACCCGCTCTGCGAGTCGTACGACGACATCAAGGCGCTCGTCGCGCAGGAGCTCGCCGCGAAGCCGCGTGCGCTCGTGCTGCGGATCGACTCGCCCGGCGGGCTGGTCGCGGGCTGCTTCTCGACCGCGCGTGAGATCCGCGCGATGGCCCAGTCCGCTGGCGTGCGCGTCTACGCGTACGTCGACGGCTCGGCGTGCTCGGCGGCGTACGCGCTCGCGTGCGCGGCCGAGAAGATCGTCGTGCCCGAGGCGGGCATGGTCGGGTCGATCGGCGTGCGCGTTCCGCTCGTCGATGCGACGCAGGCGCAGGCGAACCAGGGCCTGCGCGTGACGATGGTCTCGTCGGGCGCGCGGAAGGCGGACGGCGATCCGACGACGCCGTTCTCGGAAGCCGCGCTGCGCGCGACGCGCGAGACCGTCGAGTCGCTCGCGAAGGTGTTCTTCGCGTGGGTGATGGAGACGCGTGGCGTCGACGAGGGATCGCTCGCGGCGCTCGAGGGCGCGCAGTTCACCGGCCGCGCTGCGGTCGCGCTGGGCCTCGCCGACGAGGTCTCGACGTTCGAGGACCTGCTCGCGTCGATCGCGAGCGGACAGCGTCCGGCCTCGGCCGGCGAAGCCAACGGGGAAGACGACATGAACGAAGAGGAGAAGGCTCGCGCCGCGCTGAAGGCCATCGTCGACGGCGACGGCGACGAGAAGGCCAAGGCGAAGGCGCGCAAGGCGCTCGCCGCGATCGACGACAAGGACGACGAGGAGGCCGCCGCGCCTCCGCCGCCCGATCCCAAGAAGGACGACGAGGGGGCGCGCGCTCCGGGCGCGAACGCACCGGCCGCGGCCAGCACGCCCGACGCGCTCTCGGCGCTCGCCGAGGTGCACAAGCTCCGCGCCGAGATCGCGGCGAAGGAGGAGGCCGCGGAGCGCGAGAAGCTCATCGCGTCGCGCCCCGACTTCGCGCCCGAGCTCGTCGCCGCGCTCGCGAACGCGCCGATGGCGACGGTGCGCGAGATGGTGACGAAGCTCCCGCGCGGCACCGTGAAGAACCCCGCGGCGGCGGCCGCGACGGTGCAGCCGACGCGTGGCGAGGGTCAGGGCGACGGCGGCGCGCCGCGCCTCGCGCCCGAGGCGAAGGCGCAACTCGACGCGGCGATGGGGCTTCTCGAGACGAAGCCCGGCGTCGTGTCGAAGGGCAACAAGCTCGTGCTCGGCGCTGCGGTGCCGGTGAAGGGGGCGTGAGATGGCCGAGCGGATGGTGCGCGAAGAGTTCTGGTCGCACGGCGAGTTCGTGCTGACCAGCGGCACGGTCGCGGAGAAGGGCAACGTCGCGTGCGCCGACCTGAGCGCCTCGGCCGAGGTCTGCCCGTCGAGAACGGACACCGACCTGATCCCGATCGGCCTCTTCGAGGAGTCGTTCACGGGCAACGGGACGCGGAAGGTGCGCGTGCGGTTCTTCACGCCGAAGCGCCTCTTCTGGCTCCCGAACGACGGGACGAACCCCGTCGCCGTCGGCGACATCTTCTCCGACTGCTACCTGACGCCCGCCGGTGCGGCGTCGATCCTGTCGACCGGCCGCTCGAAGGCGGGTCGCGTGTGGGCGGTGAGCGCGGCCAACGGCGTGCTCGTCGAGATGGCGGGCTGAGCGCTCCGCGGGCCTGACGACGAAGAAGGGAACACGGACCAATGAGCGCCCTCACCCCGGCTTTCCTGTTCGACCTCGAGTCGAACATGCGGACCATCACCACCAACGAGTTCGCGCGTCTCACGCGCAACCTCTGGTGGAACAAGATCGCGAAGCGCATCGACTCCAAGTCGAAGAAGGAGCGCATCGCGTGGCTCCTCGAGACCGCGAAGATCGAGCGCACCATCAAGGGCGGCGGCCAGATGGTGTTCGAGGACATCGTCGGCACGACCACCGAGTTCGAGAACGAGAACGCGGTCGCCGGCCTCAAGCTCAAGAAGGAGCAGCTCGAGGACCACGACGGCAACGGCGTGCAGCTCGCGACGCACTGGTCGAAGCAGGTCGGCGCGCTCGCGGCCTACTGGCCGCAGGAGGTCGTGGCGAACGCGATCAAGGCGAACCCCGTCACGTACGACGGCCTCGCGTTCTTCCACAACGCGCACCCGGTGAACCCGTTCGCGTCGGAGTACGGCACGTACGCGAACCTCTTCACGGGCGCGGCCGCGGGTGTCTATCCTGGCGCGCTCCCGATCGACGCGTCGGTGACCGTCGAGGTCGCGCTCGCCAACCTCCAGAAGGCGATCGCGTACATCGGCTCGATCAAGATGCCGAACGGCAAGAACCCGCGGAAGCTGCGCGTCTCCGCGATCATCGTGCCGCCGGCGCTGATGGCGCGCGCGGTCCAGCTCACGAACGCGAAGCTGATCGTGCAGTCGGCCGCGACCGGTGCTCTCGCCGGCGATGTCGAGGCCGTGATCCAGTACATGGCGCTCGGGCAGCCGATCCAGGCGGAGGAGTTCGGCGCGAACTTCGGCGGCTCGGACACCGACTACTACCTCGCGTGCGAGGAGATCACGTCGGACGAGCTCGGCGCGTTCGTCTACGTCGATCGCGAGCCGTTCCAGGTCGTGTACCACGGCCCGCTCACCGACGCGGAGCTCGCGCGCATGCGCGAACTGCAGTGGACCACCGAGGGGCGGAACACCGTCGGCCCGGGCCACCCCTACCAGTTGTTCAAGTGCCGCGCGACCTGAGCGCGCGCACGCACTGAGACCGCAGCGCACGACCACAACGGTCGTGTGCTGCGCGCTGCGATCGACGTAGCCGGGAAGGGGCCGGCGACACGTCGAGCGCGGCGCGCAGCGCACGCACGGCATCGCTCCGTCATCCCCATGCCCTACCTCGACACGAACGGATTCAAGGCGCTCACGATGATGCCGTCGACCAGCGTCGACGAGCTCGAGGTGATCGCCCCGGGCTGGCTCTCCGCGAAGCTCGCGGCGAAGAGCCGGTGGATCGATTCGCGTCTCGCGAAGCGCTACGCGGTGCCCTTCGACGAGTCGAACCCGCCCGAGGCGATCCGCGACTGGCTCGCGCGAATCGTCACGCTGAGCGCGTATCTGCGACGCGGCGTCGACGCGACCGACGAGCAGTTCGTCGAGATCCAGAAGGACGCCGAGAAGGCGGAGCAGGAGGTGCTCGAGGCGGCGAACGCCGAGACCGGCCTCTTCGAGCTCCCGCTGCGCAGCGCGACGAACGAGCACGGCATCACGCGCGGCGGCCCGCGCTCCTACAGCGAAGCGTCGCCGTACGTGTGGCGCGATCAGCAGGCGCGCGTCGGTCGCGAGGAAGATCGCAACCGCGGAGGGACGAGCCGTGGCTGACGGTCTCGCTGCCCTCGACTCGATGATCGAGCGCGTGCGCAAGCTGCCGTCGCTCCCTCGCGAGGCCGCGCCCAAGGTCGCGCGCGCGGTCGAGGGTGAACTGCGCGCGCAGATCGCGCGTGGCCAGTCGCCCGACGGCAAGCCGTGGCAGCCGACGCAGGACGGACGCCAGCCGCTTCGCAACGCCGCGACGGCGCTGTCGGTTCGCGTCGCGGGGAACGTCATCGTCGCGACGATCGAAGGTGTCTACGCGCGCCACCATCACGGCTGGGTTCGCGGCGGCGTGCGCCGTCAGATCCTCCCGCTCACCACGATGTCCGACTCGATGGCGCGCGCGGTGCGCGGAGCCGTCGTCGACGAGTTCCGAAAGACGATGCGAGGTGCGCCGTGAGCGACACGCTCGCGCTCGAGTACCTCTACGACTCGGTCGTCGCACGCTTCGCTGCGGACGCCGCGGCAGAAGACCCGCCGGGCACGCCGCCGGGTCAGTCGTTCGGATGGCGCGAGCCTCCCAAGCGCGACGCCGCGCCGCGCATCACGTGGGTGCCCGGCGACGACGCGTCGGGCGACCTCGGCGCGTACGACGCGGCACGAAACCCGGGCGCGAATCCGCGCGCGCTCGCAACGCTCCACGAGCTCGTCACCGTCTACGTCGAGGCGAGCGACCCGACCTCGCCGGAGAACGAACGCGCGCAGTACCGCGCGACGCGACTGCTCTACGACGCGTGGTTGCGCGCCGTGTACCTCGCGGCGCGCGGGATGTTCGAGATCCGCGTGCAGCGATGGATGAACGAGCGGTCGACGCGCCGACACGGCGCAGCGATCCGCGTGGTGCTCTCGATCGAGGCGATGGTGCCCGATGCGCCGTTCGAGACGGCGCCGGTCGACACCGAAGCGCTCGTGACGACGCACCTCGAACCCAACGACGACGAGGGCGAGACCGACACGGTCTCGGCGACGTGAGGAGAACGACGAGATGAGCCAGCCCGCAGTCAGGCAGACCGAGCTCGATGGCGCGCTCGGGATTCTTCCGCCGTCGTCCGGCGACATGCTCGCCGTGCTCGGCGTTTCGTCGACGGGCCCCGTCGCGACGCCGGCGGCGTACGGCAGCGTGAGCGCGCTCGTCGCCGACTTCGGCTCCGGCCCGCTCGTCGAGGCCGCGGCGCGTCACATCGAGACCACGGGCAACCGCGTGATCGTCGTGCGCACCGGGCAGACGACCTCGGGCGACGTCGGGACGATCGACGACGACGACGTCGCGGGCACGAGCGTGATCACCGAGACGACGGGGAACGCGCCCGTCGACGACTACGAGATCGTCGTCGAGATCGTGACCGGCGGCACGCGCGGTACGACCGGCATCACGTACCGGACGAGCCTCGACGGCGGGCGCACGTGGGGTGCGGTCACCGCGCTCGGCACCGCGACCGCCCTCGCGATCCCGGGAACGGGCGTGAGCTTCGATCTCGCGGCGGGCACGCTCGTCGCGGGCGACACGTGGTCGTGCCGCACCACGGCGCCGGCGCCGAACGGAACCGAGCTCGGCGCAGCGATCGACGCGCTCCGCGTGAGCGCGCTTCCGTGGGAGCTCCTGCACATCGCGACTCCGCTCGACGCGACCCTCTTCGACACCGTCGAAACCGCGTTCTCGTCGCTCGCGAGCTCGGGCAAGTACCGCGCCTGGATCGCGTCGGTGCGCATGCCGAACGCAGGCGAAACGGAAGCGCAGTACCTCACCGCGCAGTCGACGGCGTTCGCGTCGAAGGCGACGAAGGTCGGAGAGCTCTGCGCGGGCGCGTGCAAGCTCGTGTCGAGCGTCTCGCGCCGCACCTACCGGCGCCCGGTGTCGTTCGTGGTGGCGAGCCGCGAGGCGAACGTGCCGCACCACATCAACATCGCCGACATCAACCTCGGGCCGATCACCGGCTGCTCGATCCGCGACGAAAACGGCAACCCCGACGAGCACGACGAGTCGATCAACCCCGGCCTCGACGATGCGCGGTTCACGGTGCTGCGCACGTGGGAGGGCATCGCGGGCGTGTACGTGAACCGCCCGCGCATCTTCTCGGCCGAGGGCTCCGACTTCGACATCATGCCGAAGCGACGCGTGATGAACCTCGCGCGACGCGCGACGCGCGCGTACCTGCAGCGCCGGCTGAACCAGCCGATCCAGGTCGACCGCACCACGGGCTTCATCCTCGAGGAGGAGGCGCAGGAGATCGAGGCGGGCGGCAACGCCGCCCTCGCCGGTGTGCTCTCCGGCGCGCCGAAGGCGAGCGGCTGGTCGATGGTGCTCTCGCGCACCGACAACCTGCTTTCGACGAAGACGCTGACGGTCACCGATCGGATCGTCCCGCTCGCCTACGTCGAGTTCATCGAAGAGCAGATCGGCTTCGAGAACCCCGCGCTGCAGGTGCAGGCGGTCGGCTGAACCGCGCGCCGCGCGCGTGAGAGGAGACGACGATGGGCGACACGGTTCGCATCAACGGAGTGCAGATCTCGTGGTCGAGCGTGAAGCTCAAGATCGCGGGGCAGCCCTACTCCGGCATCAAGTCGATCGAGTACGCGGACGGCGTCGAGACGTCGCTCTCGTACGGGATGGGGAAGCACCACGCGCCGCGCGGTTCGACGCGCGGCAAGTACGTGCCCGAGCCCTTCGTGCTCGACTGCTTCACGAGCACCGCGAAGGCGATCCGCGAGGACCTCAACAAGCTCGCGGGGCGTCGCGGGATCGCGAACGTCCCCGTCGCGATCATTCTGCAGTACGTCGAGCCCGACGACGCCGTCATCACCGTCGAGGCGCTCGACGCGAAGCTGACGAAGAACGAGTCGAGCCACGAGGAGGGCCCCGACGCGCTCTCCGAGAAGCTTTCGTTCCAGCCGATGCGCATCAAGCGCAACGGGATCGCTCTCTACGACACGACGGAGGCCGGCGCGTGAGCACTGCACACGACGACCTCGACGCACGCCTCGCGAAGGCGCGCGCCGAGATGGAAGAGGTCGATCGCGCGCGCGAGGAGCGCGCGTCGCTCGATGCGAAGCGCGCGCGCGTCGAGGCGGCAGAGCGGGAGGTCGCGGACGCGAAGGCGATCGCCGCGGCCGAGGAGAAGTTCGGCCGCGACAAGATCGCCACGATCAAGACGCCGCTCGGCGTGGTGATCGTGAAGCGCCCGAACCACATGCACTACCGCAAGTTCATCGGCGCGAAGGACATCGGTCCGGACGAGGCAGAGCGGCTCGTGCTCACGTGCCTCGTGCATCCGAGTCGCGCGGCGTTCGAGCAGATCGTCGAGGAGTACCCGGCGATCCCGACGATCGCGGCGACGCAGGTCGTCGACCTCGCCGCCGGGCGGCAGGAGGAGCTCGCCGGAAAATCCTAGAGCTGCGGGGGAAGGCGCGCGGCGATCTCGGGATCGCCGGCGAGTGCCTCCTCGCAGCCCTCGGCCACGAGGACGAGCCCGAGACCGACGACGACCGAGACGCCGCGCACGTGCGCGCTCTCGTCGGCGCAACGCTGCTCGCAGAGGGACTGCGCGAGCTCGAAGCGATCCGGAAGGCCCTGACCACGACGAAGTGAGCCGATGGCGACCGAGACCGAAACCGCGAGATTCGCGCTCGAGCTACAGGACGGGATCAGCGATCCCGCCCGCGACGCCGATGCTGCGCTCTCGGCGCTTCGGCGGAAGATCGACGAGGACACGCGCTCGCTTCGACAGATGCAGCAGGCGATGGCACGCCTCCGCGGGAGCTCGCTCGCGAACAGCACCGTCGCGCGCGAGCTGCGCGACCGCATCGCCGCGCAGCGCCAGTCGCTCGCGCAGGCGCAGGCGCGGTACCTCGAGCTCGGGGGATCGCTCGACGCGCTCGGCGCGAAAGCGGGCAGCGCGAGCGGCGGGCTCGGGAAGCTGCTCGAGGCGGCGCAAGCGACGCCAGGACCGCTCGGTGGGCTGGTGAGCCGCGTCGGAGCGCTGCGCGCGCTCGTCGCGGGTGGGCCGCTACTCGCCGGCGTGCTCGGGCTCGCCGCAGGCTTCCTCACCATCGTGGTGGCGTCGACTGCGCTCGTCGGCGCTGTGGGCGCGGCGACGGCCGCGCTGCTGCGTTACGGGCTCGCGCAGGCCGAGGCGCGACGATCGGAGACGCTGCGCCTCGAGGGGCTGGTGCGCCTCCGCAGCGCGTACGGGCTCGCCGCCGGTTCGGCGACCGAGCTGCAGGCCGCGATCGATCGGGTGAGCGACTCGAGCGCGCTCGGGCGGAGCGAGGTCGGCGGCTACGCCGAGCAGCTCTACCGGATGGGTCTGCGCGGCGGCGCGCTCGAGGAAGCGCTCGACGGCATGGCGATCGCGGGGTCGGCGGGCGGCGAGCGGCTCGCACGCCGATTCGCTGGACTCGCGGTCGGAGCTGCGCGGATGGGCCGCTCGGTGCGGGCCGTCGCGGACGACTTCCGGGCCCGCTTCGGCGGCGTCGCTGCGGCGCAGGCGCTCGGCTTCGACCGGCAGATGCTGCGACTCCGACAGAACGTCTCGCGCATCTTCGACGGGCTGAAGATCGAGGGCCTCCTGCGCGCGCTGCGCATGGCGACGTCGCTCTTCTCGCAGTCGACGGCGAGCGGGCGCGCGCTCCGACAGATCGCCGAGGTCGTCTTCCAGCCGCTGATCGACGCTGCCGCGAACGGCGGCCCCGTCGTGCGCCGGGTCTTTCAGGGGATGATCCTGCGCGCGCAGGAGCTCACCATCCTCTTCCTGCGCGCGCGGAACGCGTTCGTGCGCGCGTTCGGCGGGCGCGACGTGCTCGGCGGGCTCGACATGCAGTCGCTCGCGCTGCGCGCGGGCGCGCTGCTCGTGACGAGCTTCGTCGCGGCCGTGGTGACGGCGACGATCGCGCTCGCCGGTTTCGCGACGGTGCTGGGCGTGGTCGCGGCGGGCGTCCTGGTGATGACGGCACCGATCCTCGCGGCGGTCGCTGCGCTCGGCGCGCTCGCGTACGCGGGCGTCACGTACGGCGAGCAGCTCATGACGGGCCTCGTGAGCGGCATCCAGAAGGGCCGCTCGCTCGTGGTCGCGACGCTCCGCGGCGTGGCAAGCGACGCGACGGCGGCGCTGCGCTCGGCGCTGCAGATTAGCTCGCCCTCGCGCGTGTTCGCGCAGCTCGGCGTGCAGATCCCGCGCGGCCTCGCGGAGGGCGTCGAGGCGGGCACGTCGGCCGCGAGCGGTGCGGTCGAGAGTATGGTCTCGGCCGAAGCGCCCCGCGCGGCGGCGCGTGGAGGCTCGTCGATCTCGATCTCGATCGGTGATGTGCACATCACCGCCGGGCACACCGACCAGCCGCGCGAACTCGCGCAGAACTTCGTCGACGAGGTCGTGCGCCTGCTCGAGGGCGCGAACATCGAGCTCGGGGGTGCCCGGTGACGTTCCGCCCGCTCACCGAGCCGATCGACTACATCGTGCTCGCGGGCCGACGCTCGCCGGGCATCGCGACGATCGAGGGCGCCGACACGCCGCGCGACTTCGACGAGCGACGTGGCTTCGGCGTGAGCTTCGCTCGCCTGCGCTTCCGCGGCGTGAAGCTCGCGCGCTTCAAGGTGCTGATCGAGCTCGTCACCGAGCAGGACTGGGACGACTGGCACACCTGGAAGGATCTCGTCGCGCGCCCGGAGATCGAATCCGACCCGCGTCGGCAGAGCTCGTCGATCTTCCCGCGGCTCACCGCGCCGCCGCTCGACATCGAGCACCCGATCCTCGCGGACCTCGGGATCACCGCGGTCGTGATCGAGAACGCGCTGCAGCCGGTGCAGACCGATCCCGGCAAGTGGGCGATCGAGATCCGCTGCATCGAGTATCGCGCGCCGATCGTCGCGCTCGAGCAGACGCAGGGCGCGCGTGATCGCCAGGGCGACAACATCGAGAGCCAGATCGAGCTGAACAGCCGCACAATCGCGGAGCTCTCGAATCCGGCGGGGCTCGCGGGCACATGACGGCGTTCGCGCACGTCAACGGTCACCCCGCGATCGCGATCGCGGTGCACGTGCCCGGCGTCGGTCCGTGGTGGGCCGACGTCACGCTCGAAGGCGATCCCGACCTCTCGGGCGCCGTGACGATCGGCATCGGCGAGCTCTCGCTCGAGGGCACCGTCGATCCTGGGCACTCGGGCACGCACGGTCTTCAGCGGCGCATGCGCGTCGTTGCTGGTGCTGGCGCGTGGGGATCGCTCCTCCGCGCCCGCAGCTACCACAACGATGCGCAGGTCCGCGCGCGCACGGTCGTCGAGGACGCGGCTCGCGAGGCCGGCGAGACGCTCGGCGACTTCGCGCCCGCGGCCGAGCGCATCGGCGTCGACTACGTGCGCCAGGCGGGCCCTGCTTCGCGCGCCCTCGAGGACGTGATCGGCGGCGTGCCGTGGTGGGTGGGCTACGACGGCGTCACCCGCGTGACCTCGCGCGCGAGCGTGGCGGCGGACCCCGCCGCGTACCAGGTGCTCGAGCACGTGCCCGGCGATCGCGTCGTGGTGCTCGCGGTCGACGATCCGCGCGCCGTGGTGATCGGCTCGGTGCTCTCGCAGGGCCTCGACGAGCCTCAGACGGTGCGCGAGCTCGTGCTCGAGGTCGCGCCCATCTCGGTGCGCGTGCGCGCGTGGTGCGGCGGCGTCGACGGCGCGCGCGGGCGCATCGCCGGCGCGCTGCGCGGGATCGTGCGGCTCGTGCGCGACGAGAAGCTCTTCGGGCTCTGGCGCTACCGCGTCGTGCGCGTGATCGGCACGGCCGAGGACCCGGACGGCGAGCGCCTCGAGCTGCAGGCGGTGCGCCGCGATGCCGGTCTGCCCGACCTGCTCGCGGTCGACATGTGGCCCGGGATCGCGGGCGCGCACTCGAAGCCCGCGCTCGGCGCCGAGGTGCTCGTCGAGTTCGTCGAGGGCGACCGGCGCTTGCCGATCGTGGCGCACTTCGGCGGCCGCACCGCGCCCGGCTACGTCCCGCAGCGCCTCGTGCTGAGCGCGTCGAGCGCGGTGGTGATCGGCAGCCACGACGCCGACGACGCGCCGTCGCTCGCGTCGAAGTCGAACGAGCTGTTCGACAGCATCGCCGCGGCGCTCGACGCGTTCTGCACGCCCCTTCCCGTCGCGAACGACGGCGGCGCGGCGCTGCAGACGGCGGTTAGGGCGGTCTGGCCGGGGCGCGCGTCCGGCGCGATCCCGCCGGGTCCTCCGACGCCCGCGGCGGACGTTGGCTCGACGAAGGTGGTGATCGAGTGAGCGACCTCGTGCGAGACGCGATCGCGGCCGAGCTCGCGTTGCTCGAGCGAGAACTGCCGACGCCCGCTGCGCCCTTCGGCTACGGCGCCGACCTCTCGTGCGCGTCGGACCTCACGCCGACGATGGAGAGCGTCGATCCGTTCTCGACGCGCGCGATCGCGGAAGCTGCGGCGCGCCGTCTCGACACGCCGCGCGGCTCGTTGGTCGACGATCCGGACTATGGGCTCGACCTCCGCTCGTACCTGAACCGCGGCACGACGGCGGCGGACATCAACACGCTCGCCGATCGGGTGCGCACAGAGGTCGCGAAGGACGATCGCATCGCGCGCGTGCGCGTCGTCGTGACGCCGAGCGCAGACGGTTCCGAGCTCCGCGTCGCGCTGCAGATTCAGCCGGTCGACGCGAACGCTGGCCCGTTCTCCCTGACGCTCGCCGTGACGAGCGCGGGCGTGCTGATCGAGGAGCTGCGATGACGCTCGACGAGCTCACGAGACCGCTCACGCCCGCCGAGGTGCGCGAGTTCATCTACGCCGCGATCGCCGCGCGAGGTGGCAGCCCGACGACGTGGAAGTCCGGCGCGCCGACGCGAACGATCATCGCGGGGCTCGCGATCGTCGTGTCGGGGATGTCGCAGCTCACGGCCGCGATCGCTAAGAGCGGCTTCCTGGAGCTCGCGGAGGGCGACTGGCTGACGCTCGTCGCGCAGTACGTCTATGGCGTCGAGCGGAGCGCGGGCACGTTCGCGGCCGGCACCGTCACGATCGACAACACGGGCGGCGGCATCTACGCGCTCGACCCCGGGGACCTGATCGTCATCAACACGACGACGGGCAAGGGCTATCGGAACGTCGCGGCGGTCTCGATCAACGCGGGCCAGACCGGCGTGGCCGTCGACGTCGAGGCGCTCGAGCTCGGTTCCGACAGCACGTCGCTCGCAGGAGAAATCGACGGCTTCGGGACCGCTCATCCTGGGCTCACGGTCACGAACGCTGCCGCGCTGATCGGGACGGACCCCGAGGACGACGAGGCGCTGCGTGAACGGTGCCGCGCGAAAACCGGAACGTTGTCGCCGAACGGCCCTCGGGACGCCTACGTCTATGTCGCGAAGAGCGCGACGAAGGACGACGGTACGACCGCGGGGGTCACGCGGGTGCGTACCGTGGCGGACGGCATCGGTGGTGTGACCGTCTACGTCGCGAGCGCGAGCGGGAGTATGCCGGGCAGTGTCGGCGACACGAGCACGGCTCTGGGCGCGGTCGATGACGCGATTCAGCGTCAGGTCACGCCTCTCGCGATCACCGCGACGACCGTGAGCGCGACGCCCCTGATTGTTCCCGTGACCTACGAAGTGTGGGTGAGGGACACGTCGGGGCTCTCGAACGCCGAGATCGAAGATCGCGTCGATGATGCGCTCGCGACGTTCATGGCGTCGCAGCCCATCGGCGGGTCGTTGCTGCCGGGCGAGTCGACGGGTCGCCTGTACAAGACCGCTGTCGAAGCAGCGATCGACGGCGCACTGCGCGCGATCGATGACGCCGACGGCTTCATCCTGCGTCGCGCCGTGACCGTGCCCGCGGGCGACACTGACCTCGCGAGCAACCAAGCGCCGACCGTCGGCACGCGAACGCCGACGATCCACCAGGTCGCCGAGGGCACGCTCTGATGGCACGCCTCTCCGCAGTGGGCGCGGTCCGTCGCCTCACGCCGCCGTGGCTCCGACGCACGCACGGCGCGCGCGTGACGGAGGGCATGGCCGACGCGCTCGATCACCTCGTCGAGCGCGCCGTGCACGGCGTAAAGCTGCGTTTCCCCGGCGCGCCGCCGCGCCCCATCGACGAGGGCGCGCTCGCGCTCACCGGCCGAGAGCGACGCATCCGGCGCGGTCCGCGTGAGCCCGCGGCCAGGTACGCCGCGCGACTGCTCACGTGGTGGGACGCGCATCGCACGCGCGGGGGCCCGTACGCGCTGCTCGAGCAGATGCGCGCGTACTTCCTCGACTCGCTCCGCGTCCGCATGGACGTCGTCTATCACTCGGGCACCCGCCGTTGGATGGACGAGGACGGCGCGATCACGCGCGACGCGATCACGTGGAACGCGGACGGCTCGGATCACTGGGCGCGGATCTGGATCTTCCTCTACGTCGACGACGCGCTCGTCGAGGACGAGCTCGTCACGCACGACGGCGAGGGGCTCGTTACGCACGACGGCGAGGAGCTTGTCGCGCTGTCTGGGTCGCTGATCGTCGGCGGCACCGTCAGCGACGAGAACGCCGAGGAGATCGTCGCGGTTCCGCGCGAGTGGAGCGCCGCACACGTCGAGCGAACGACGGTCGTCCTGCTCTACGGCGCCGCGCGTCTCTGGAACTACGCGCAACCGGTCCCGAGCTGGGCCGCATGGGGCGCCTCCGGCGCGACGTGGGGCGGCCCGACGCCCGTGCTTCTCACCATCGAGGGTTGAGCGATGCCGCAGAACATCACCGACACGTCGACGTTCACGGATCCGATCGTGATCCCGGCGGATGCCGATCCCGCCGACCTCACGTACATCGAGACGCTCGCGCAGGGACTCGCGAACCGGACGCGGTTCCTGCGCGACTACTGCACCGACCAGGGCGTTCAGCTTCCCGCGGCGACCCAGCACATCCGGTACATCGGCGCGCAGGCGGCGCAGCCGGGCATGGAGACGGACGGCGCGCCACGATGGCGAGCGCGTCTCCTCGGAGCACCGCCGGACAACTTCGACGGCGCGTGGCGATCGAACGCGTCGTTCGCCGAGCTGTTCCTCGATCTCACCCCGCGACTTGTGCGCGGCGGGACGCTGATCCGCGTGCGTGCGCTCGTTCGACCGGGCGCCACGCTCGCCGCGCGCGGCGGCGCCGGGAACGGCGTGCAGGCCGCGGTGTTCGGCGTCTCGTTCGGCGCCTCGTTCGCGGCGCCGGCGATCACGACGACGCACGTGGGCACGACCGACGAGGACGACGGCACGACGAACCTGCAGTGGCTGCAAGTCGACCTCGCGCCCTCCGGCGTCGCGGTGAGCACCTACGCGACCTGGTACCTGCGCCTCTACGCGGGCGTCGATGGCGACACGAACCGCGATTTTTTCTACGGCGCGATGGTCGAAGTCGCGTCGCCGACGATCCGCAACGACTGAGGAGAGCGCGCGTCATGGCGAAGCGATTCACCGAGCTCGCGGAGCTCACCACGCCGGCCGACGTCGACGTTCTCGCGCTCGAGGACATCGCGGCCGACGAGACGAAGAAGATCACGGTCGCGAACCTGCGCGCTGTGATGCGCGGGACCGCGCTCGAGCTCGTCCCCGCGGACGCGCCCGGTGCCGCGGTCGGGCTCTCGGGGAACAACCTCGCGGGCTCGTTCGAGGCCAAGTTCTTTCTGAGCGCGCCCGCCGGCGAGCCCGCAGACCCGGCGACGAGCGGCCCGTACTACCTGCACTTCGACGACGGCGGTTCGAACGAGGAGGACGTCATCGTCATCCGCCGCGTCGGGGCCGTGCGCCATCTCGCGTCGCCGCTGCAGCACGACTACCTCTCGGGATCGGCGACGGTCGCGTACGCGGGCCCGGCGACGTCGCCCGCGACGGTGGGCGGCATGCCGGCGACGGCGTTCGCCCGCCTCGAGGCGCTCGACTTCGAGCACACGCAGAACCCCGAAGACAACGGCGTCGCGACGCCCGGCAATTCGGGGAAGTGGGCGCACTCGAACCACGTGCACCCGGCCGCCGGCGCCGCCGCGATCTCCTTCGACCCGACCGGGCTGACGATCCCCGCCACCAACGTGCAGGAGGCGATCGAGCAGGCCATCGCGCCGATCGCGCCGACCACGGAGATCGGCACGTCGCGATCCGTCGGCACCAGCGATCACGGGCGAACGATCATCTGCTCGGCCGCAGGCGCCGTGACGATCACGGCGCTCGTCGCGGAGCCCGGCACCACCGTCGCTCTCCTGCAGGCGGGCACCGGGAAGGTCTCGGTCGTCGGCGACACCGGCGTCACCGTCGCGGCAGAGCCCGACTTCGTGCCGAGCTCGCGCGCCGAGGGCTGCCTCCTCGTGGCTCACTGGCTCGCGAACAACTACCTGCTCGTCACGGGCTCGCTCGAGGACGCCCCGTGAACGCCGCGCACCTGCTGCGCATGGGCGCGGGCGCGATGAACGCGCGCCGGCGCGCCTCCATCGACGGCGTCGTGCTCGATCTGTTCTCGGGCGGAACGGTCACGCGCGCGGGCGTGAAGTACGTGCAGAGCGACGGCGACTCGCTCGTGCAGGTCGCATCGGGCGTGCGCGCGATCGAGAATCGGGGCGACGGCGCCGGCGACATGCTCAGCATGGAGGGCTCGCGCTCAAACGTCGTGCGCGGCTCGACGCCGGTCAGCGTGAGCGGGCTCGCGAGCAACCTCGCGACCCCGACCTTCGCCGCCGTCGATGGCCCGCTCGGGCCGATGACCGCAGCGACCTACGCGTTCACGGCGAGCACCGACTCGCGGGTCATCTACGCGTGGGGCAGCGTGCCCGCCGACAACGTGCTCGCGCACCTGAGCTGCTGGGTACGCGCGCAGAGCGGAACCCAGACAGTCCGCCTCGTCATGCGCACGAAGGCCGCGACCTACGTCTACTCGCCCGACTTCGTGATCGGGACGACGTGGACGCGCATCAGTTGGGACGTGAGCGTCGGCGCCGGCGCGTCCGCACCGACGACTGGGCTGGCCACGGGCTCAGACGGGCTCGCGCGTACCGTCGAGGTCGCCTGCTTTCAGGCTGAGGGCAACTCGACGACGACCTTCGGGTTTCCGTCGTCGTACATCGCGAACCCAGGAACGTCGTTCACCACGCGCGTCGCGGATCGGCTCACGTACGCCGTGGGCGAGTACCCGGCGAGCTTCCTGACCGACGGCTTCGAGATGACGGTCCGCCCCGACGGCTCCAGCTCGGAGATCGTCGCTACGTCGTCGAACATCGCGCTCGCGGCGATCGGCTCCACGACGTACCTCCTGTTTCAGATCAGCGCGGGCAACCTCCGCCCGATCATGGTCGTCAACAACGTCGCCCGGATCACCGGCGCCAACATCACGTTCTCGCGCGGACAGGCGGTCACGGTGGCGCTGCGGCCCTCCGCCGGAACGCTGACCGTCGCGGGCGCGACGACCGGGAACGGCCTCAACACCGGCACCGGCGAGGCGTGGCCGAGCGGGACGCTCGACATCGGCCGCACGAGCGTGGGCGGCAACCTCAACGGGCGTATCGCCCGATACATGGTGGGGCTCTGATGCCGCGCCGCGGGACGCTGATCGCGTACGTGCGGCGCGACGACGCCGTCGCCGAGGTTCCCACGGTGCTCGTGCCGACGTCGTGGTACCTCGAGCGCGCCGATCGCATCGGCGCGATCACGCTCGCGAGCGTGTGGCCGCTCGGGCGCGAGGGCTCGTCGGTGATCGGCGGCGCGCTGCGCGAGCACCGCGACGTGTTCTTTCACGCGTGGTTGCTGGTCGCGCACGCATCGCTCCCGCGCGCGCTGTTCGTGCTGACAGGGCACCCGTTCGTGCTGCAGCACCTCGCCGACATGGTCGCGGCCGACGCGCTGTCGTGGACGCGCACCTGGGCGAGCCTCGTCGATCTGCGCGCCGACGCGACGACGCTCGCGCAGCAGGTCCGGGCGCAATGGCCCGTGGAGCACATCGACGGCGGGCTCGTGCGGATCCTCGCACGCGTCGCGGGGTTCGAAGACGACGACGCGGAGGGCGCGTGATGGACGACGTGTTGGGGGTCGCGCGGGAGTGGGGCTCGTGGGCGGGCGTGGTGATGGGCGTGCTGGCGCTGCTGCGCTCGTACGCCTCGACGTCGCAGCGCACCATCCGGCAACTCGCGACGTGGCTCGACGAGGCGCGCGGCGAGATCACGGCGCTGCGCGGCGAGCTCGCGGCGGCCAAGGGCCAGATCGCGCGGCTCGCCGGCGAGGTCGAGCGGCTCACGCCGTTCGAGGCTCGCGCGCAGTCGCTCGCGCGGGAGCTGCGCGAGACGCACGCCGCGATCTCGGCGGGAGGCGGCGCGGAGCAGCGGGCGATCTCGCTCGTGCGCGAACCGTCGCCGGGCATTGGGGCAGAGGTGATCGAGATGCCGCGCGCGGCGCTGCGCGAGGAGAGGTGAGAGAGCCATGACGAAGAGACTGTTGGACCTGCAGCGGGTGACGCCCGGCGCGTGGGCCGTGCTCGCGGTGCTGATCGCATCGTGCGCGGCGATCGTGATCTGGGCGCCGCCGCACTTCTGGGATTCGCTCGCGCGCGCCGACCCGCGCCACATCGCGGGCGTGATCTCCCTCGTCGGCGGCTCGTTCGTCGCGCTGCTCGTGCAGTGGAAGCGCGAGACCGCAGACGGGCCTGGGCTGTCGAGTGCTCGGCGCTGGGAACAGCCGGGGTACGACGACGAGGACCCGACGAACCCGCAGACCCCGACTGCACTCGATCGTCGCGATCGGCCGCCGGGTGATCGGCCGTCTCGTCGCGCGGGCGGCTCGTCGATCGCATCGCTCGTCGCGGTCGCGTTCCTCGGCGTAGTCGGTCTCGCGCTGCTCGTGAGCGGCTGCGGCGCGAGCGCGGTGCGCATCCACGCGACCAGCGCGACGATCGCCACGCACGCCGCGAGCGCGGCGCGCGTCGAGCTGCTGCGCGCCGTCGACGAAGCGATCGCTCGGTGCCAGGCGCGACCCGAGGTCGAGCGCGCTGCGTGCCTCGAGCAGGCGGAACGCCAGCACCGCGACGCAGGCGTCGCGCTCGACGCGGCCGTGATGGCGATCGCCGACTACCGCGAGGCCGTCGAGGTCGCGCACCTGGCGGAAGACCAGGAGCTCGTCGCGGTCGTGCTCTCGCGCGCGAAGGCGCACGCGTCGGCGCAGTGGTCGCGCGCGCTCGAGCTCGCGACCGCGCTCGGCGCGAACCTACCCAGCGATCTCGATGCGCTCGCGCTCGCGAGCGGTGGAGGTGCCCGATGAGCTCGCCCGTCGACATCGCGATCGGTCTCGGAACCGCGCTGCTGCCTCCGCTCATCGAGGAGATCAAGGCGGCGCTCGAGGAGGGCCTCGACGAGAAGGCCGCCACCGAGCGCGCGCTCGAGCGCATGCGCGCCGCGGCGCTGCCCGCGCCGGTGAGCGCGGAGATCGCTGCGCGGTTCGCGGCCGCGCGCGCCGCCCTCCCCGACGCGCAGCCGGCGCCCCGTGCCCTCTCGGTCGCGAGCACCCGCGCGCTCCAGCGCCTCGTCGCCGGCGGCGCCCTCTCGCATCAGGAGCGCGCCGCGATCCGCGAGGCGCTCGGGGACGCGCTCGGCCGATGAAGGCGCCGATCGGCTCCCCGATGGACGTCTACGTCCCGCACCCGCGGGGCGTGGGCGTCTTCCTCGCGAGCGGCGACGTCGCGCGGATGGCCGCGAGCCCGATGAAGCTCGGGCGCGAGGCCGAGTTGCTCGTCGCCGCGCGCGCTCGGTGGGTCGCGATCTGGGTCGAGAGCCCCGACGGCGCGCCCCGCCGCGCCTCGCTGGCGACCGTGCAGCGCGTCGCGGATGGCCTGCGCGGGTTCGGGCTCGGCGTGAGCGTGTGGAGCTTCCCGCGGCCCGGCGAGGCCGCGCGCGCGGGGCAGCACCTCGGGCGCATCGCGACGGCGATCGGCGCCGAGCTCGCGATCCTCGACGTCGAGGATCCGGACGGCGCGCGCGGGCCGCTCGACTGGGAAGCCGACCACGCGCGCATGCTCGTCGACGCGACGATCGAGGAGCTCCGCGAGCGCACGATGCTCGCGGTCACCTCGTACCCGGGGCGCGTCGGTCACGGGCTGCCCTGGGGCGAGCTCGCTGCGGGGATCGGGATGCCGCAGGTCTACGGGACCGCGGATCGTCCACAGAGCGCCGCCGCTGCGGTGCGCTCGTGGCGCGACGTGCACGGCGCAGTGATCCCGATCACGTCGCTGCGATCGCCCGGCGCGCAGCACGCGAACGTCGACGCCGCGCAGCTCCGCGCGCGCATGAGCGCGATCGCGCTCGAGGACGTCACCGCGATCGCGCTGTGGTCGTGGGCGCTGCTGCGCGTCTCGCTCGAGCACCGCGCGGCGGTCGCGGCGTGGTCCGACGCGCGCGCGTGGTGATCACGGCGGCGTGAACTGGCAGTGTCCGAGCCCCAGAGAATTGCCAGCGAGCAGGGTCGTCGTGTCGCAGTGATACGCGCTGCCCTCGACATCCGGGCATGCCACGCCGCCGGGAACGCAATAGCGACGGCACACGGTCACACAGAACAACCCCGCACGGCAGTCGCTGTCATCGTCGCACGTCTCGTCCTCTCGCTGAGGCCCCGAGGGCACGCACTCGGGTGGACCGATCCCGGGGCTGCGTCCGCCGACCTCTGACAGCCGACACGCATCGCCCGTGTCGCATCCCGACTGCGGCACCACGTTGCACTCCGGCGGCGGCCCCGAGTCGCGACCTCCATCCCGCCCCGCGTCGGGTCGCGCGCCATCCACGCCCGCGTCGCGCGCGCTGGCGTCGATCTCGGGCCCCGCGTCGAGCGCGCCAGCGTCGTTGACGGCGCCACCGCCACCGTCCATCACGCCGCACTCGCAGGGGCCGAGACTCTCGCCCTCGTCGTCGCAGACCTGCTCGCCGCTCGCGCCCCCCGAGCAGATACATGCGCGGCTCTCGCCTGGGGCGCACACGGGCGGCGCTGGGTCCGGCGACGAGCACGCGGCGAGCAGCAGCAGGGCGACGGCGAGGGCGGGGCGCATCGGGAGATCGAGCCAGGTTCCGCTCGGCGACGCAACGACCTACCCGAGCTGGGCGTGCCGGTGACTTCCACCGTGAGCTCGCGGCGTGATCAGGACGAACTCGCGCGCTCCAGGTGGGTCGGAACGGAGGCTGATGAAATCAGCGCGGGCCCCTCTTCTCGTCCTCCTCGCTCCAGTGAAGGAGGATGTAGAAGCCTTCGTCGCCAAGGCGCGCCTCGCGAACACGAACGTCGCGCTGCACGGCTCGAAGCACGGCGTCGTCGTCGCCGGGCTTCCGCGCGACCTCCATTCCATGGCCCAGCGCCTTTCGTCGTGCGAGTTGCAGTCGCTCCGTCGAGTCCTTCGCTACTGGGTAGGTGTCGCGGAGCGTGCGTATGCTGCCCTCAAGGAAGAGCCGCACAAAGTTGACGCGCTGTCGAAGGGCTTCGTGAACGATCTCCGTTGCACGGTCGACGACCTCGGCGCCGCGCTCCGATTGCTTCTGAGCACGCGTCGCTAGCGCGTTCGCGCGCTTCGCGATCATGGCGCCCCAGATTGATGTCGTGATCGCCGCGATGCTGAGCAGCATCGTGACCCAGTCGCTCGTGTCCATCTCGATGGCCTCACTCGCGCGCGAGCTGCGCGACGCGTGCCTGTGACACGCCGAGCGCGACGCCCGCGTCGCGCGTCGTGAAGCCGAGCTCGTCGACGAGCACACGGACGGCTTCGCGAGAGCGCTCCGACGCCTTCGTCTGGGCGCTCTCTGCCGCCTCGCGCGCCTTCTGGTAGGCGTCGACGGCGCGGCGCGCCTTCACCGGAAGGCGCACGTCGTCGACGATCTCGACGTCGTCCGCATCGTGGCGGAACAGGCCGAGGGCCTCGCGGATGCGCTCGCGCGCCTGCGCGATGCCGCGCCCCTGCGAGAGGCAGCCGGGAACCTCAGGAACCGTGACGGTCCACCAACCAGGCTCGCCGGCGGGTTCGTACACGGCCGTCACGCGCGCGACGCTCTGCTTGGTCTTCTGCTTGCGGGTCATCGTGTTCTCCGAGTCGTGAACGAGGCAACGAGCGAAGGCGAGCGGGGCAGAACGGGAGGAGCCCGAGGGACTCACGCCCCCCGAAGCCACCCCTTCCCGAGGCATGGTTCCATCGTCTTCTCGATGGCGTGGAGGGTGCCGACCTTGATGTCCTCCCCCTTGTGGCTCGGGACGACGACGGTGCACGTCCCGATCTTCCACACGCGGTGCGACCCCTTCTGCCGGGCCATCGTCGCACCGCGCGACTTGAGAATCCGTTCGACTTCACTCGCCTTCATGAGCAT